GCGCGGTCGAAGGCGTCGACAATCGCCTGCGCGGCAGCATCGTCAGCGCAGCGCCATTCGCCGTTTTCGACCCACACGAGACTGCCGAGCCGGTCAAATAATTCTGCGCACTCTTTTCCGCGAAAGTCGATCATGCCGCCCTCCGGAATCCGATCATCGGCACGGACACGACATCACTCGACCCGCTGATGGTCGCCGCCGACATACCGCTCGGCGCCGGCTGGGCCAGCGTGCCCTGCGTACGATTGACGAATAAACAGGTTTTACGATCTCCGGTATCGTGCATCGGCAGCAAGCTCTGTTGATGCAAGCTGAATATCCTGCTGAACGAGATCGACGCCGAGCCATTGATGCAGACCCAATACCATCCCGGCGGTATGATGCGCGCCGCAGCAGACCAGCGGCCACCATCGGCGGTCGCCAGGGTGTAGGCATTGAGTACGCTGGCGGTGTAGGTCTTGTTGCTCCAGCCGATCAACAGGTCGCCTGGATTACCGGTCGACAGCACGCCATACAGCCCAATGTCGATACTGCCCCCTGTCGCACCGGCTCGCAGTGCGACGGCATCGACCGGAAATGCAAAGTCCAGCAGCACAGGGATGTAGTAGCTGCGGTCGCTTGAGCCAAGGGCCAGCGTGCCGGTGGTCGGCGCGACGAAATTGACCGGGTGAAAAATATCATCCGCCAGCGTGCCCGTACTGCGCCCGCGCCGCGTGGCAGCGAGGTCGGCGGTCTTGAGCGGCGTGCAGATGACGCGGGTGGTGCCGGACAGGCTGATGGCCGAGAGACCGGCATTGCTGCTGGCGTCGGTGTAGGTACCGCCACTGTAGCTCGCCAGCACTGCCTCGCGCACCAGCAGGCCGGACCCGTCGAGGTAGCCGATGCCGCCCTCGATCGGCTTGCCATCGGCGTCAGCAAGCAGAGCATACGAAAACCGCTCACCCTGCGAAAACTGACTGGCCGGCGTGGCATAGCCGCTCGCTGCAGACAGCGTGAGCGAGCCGGTGCCGGTGGTCGCGGAAGTGGCGCGTATCCAGTTGCCGTGCATGCTATGGTTTAGTTGTCGATCTGGAAGGTGGCGGCGCCAGCGGCGAAGCTGGGCGCGGCATCGCCGTTGTTGATGGTCTTGCTCGTCGTCAGCGACGAATAGACCCAGATATTGCCGGCCGTACTGGCGTCCGTCAGACCCCAGCAGGTCACGGTGCCCCAGTTGGCGGTCGGCGCGGGGAACGTGACGGTGGCATTGTTGCTGGTGGTGCCGCCGGTGCCGCTCGAGGCGGCGGTGCTGCCGGCGGATTGCGTGCCCGCCCATTGCGTGAGGCCGGCGGTGACGGCGACGCGGGCGTAGCTGCCGCCGGTAACCTCGGTGCCGCCGGTCGAGTCCGTCGGGCACGCGGTGTAAAGCGCGACGTACCAGGTGGCCGGGGCGCCAAGCGCCTGCGCGCGAATCAGCGCGTCGATGACCTTGTTTTCGGCATAGTCGGTGAGCGCACCGGCGTGGACGAGGCTGGCAGCGGCCAGCAGCAGGCTGGCAACGAGGGAGCGGAATGTCTTTTTCATGGAGGGTCTCCTGTCTGATGCAGCGGGCAGGCCACCGGCCCGCCCGCTTCTGAACATGACGATTAGGTCGCCGAGTTCTGGTAATACTTCACGGCGCCGCCGGCATCGACCAGGTTGCCGCCGGACCGCATGAAGGCGACAAACCCAACCTGACCGAGCAGCGTGAAGGCGCTGTCGGTCATGCGGAACAGCGTCAGGTCCATGACGTCTCGGACGATGTACTTGCGGAAATCGCCGAACAGGATGGACTTGGCATTGGCCGCCATGGTCGCCATCTCCTGACAGATGTAGATCGGCCGACCCAACAGGCGATCGGGCGCCCCCATGGGGTTTCCCTGCTCATAGCCCGGCACGAAGATCGGGCGACCCTGCGTGTCCTTGATCTTGCGCATGACCTTGAGCGAGGCATCGTGCAGCATGAATCCGACACCGGGATTACCGCGATACGCCGGGTCTACCGAGTGTTCCAAATCGATCAGGTCGTCGTAGATGACGGTGGTGGTCTGGCCAGTGGTGCCCACCTTGCCAGAAGCGGCGCCGGTGACGATACCGCGCGGCTGAGCGGTGCCGGTGCCGGTGGTGTAGTAGGTCGAGGTGATGCGACCAAGGCGGACCGCCAGCAGGGCCTGGATATACGCCTCGATGTCGATCATGCTGTCCTGGAGCAGCTCGAACGGCAGCGCCAGCTTTTTGGAGCTGAACTTGAAAACGTCCAGGGCGGTAAGGCCGAAAGTGGTTTCGCCCAGGGCTACGGCGGTATTCTGGCCAACCAGTTCGCCGGTCTCCGCCGTGGCGTCGGCGGTCGGGAACTGCATCTGCATGCCAGTGCTGGTCTGGATGACCGTGGCGGCGGCGCGCACACCGCCAAACTGTTTCATGGCGGCCTCGAGTGAGCGCTGATACTCGAGCGCCGTGGTGTAGCCGCCTTCGGTATTGGTCGTCGTAGACATCGCAGCACGAATATCGGGATTGACGCGGGACATCATCCGGTTGCGCTGGTCCTGCGACAAGCCGCCCAGGCCAGCCGTCAGGAAGGTGCGCAGCGCCTGGGTTTCCTCGGTCAGGTTCTGCGCGCCAGGGATGCGCGTGGCGGCATTCAGGGCGTGTTCATGCAGGGCCTGCGGGTCATTGGCAAGCTGCTCGCCGGCCAGTTGCGTCAGGCGGATTTCTCGGGAAATTTCATTGTCGATGACCTCGATCTCGGCCAGGAGGGCATCGAGTTTTTCGATCTCTGCCTGCGGCATGCGCTGATCGGCGGGGTACTTGTTGTTGAGCGTATTGGCCTCGAGGGCCTTGGCGTTGCGACGCTCGCGCAGTTGAGCGAGTTTGCTCATGGACTACTCTCCTTTCGGACAGGCGAAAAAAAAGCCGCCCGAAGGCGGCTGGCTGCGTTGCGCGAGTGCGCTAAACGTTCTGGGTGCGACTGAGTACCGACAGGCGCTGGGCCTGGCGGGCGCGATGGTCTTGCAAAGCGGCGTCGTCGGCATTGGCCGGCGCAGGGGCCTGATCGTAGGCGGCCAGGTTCCAGGCGGAAGCACTGGCCTTGGCGCCCTCGGCAATGCGATCGACCAGACCGGCGTCGACCGCTTCCTGGGCCGAGAACCATGTTTCGGCATCCATCCATGCTTTGACCTCGTCCTTGGACTTGCCGCACTTGACGGCATAGGCGCTGCACAGAACGTCGTCAACCTTGTTCAGCAACACGACGGTAGCGGCGAAGTCATCGGCGTTGCCGACGGCCAGCGTCCAGGCGTTGTGGATCATGAAGAAGCCGCCCTCGGCAATCTCGATCTCGTCGGCGGCGATGGCGATCTCGGTGGCGGCACTGGCGGCATAGCCGTCGACGTGAGCCACGACGCGCGCTTTGGTATCGCGTATGGCCTGGGCAATGGCCTGCGCGGCAAATACGTCACCGCCGGGGCTGTTGATGCGCAAATGCAGTGTCCTGGCGGTAATGGCGCGAATCTGCGGTGCCAGCGACTGAGCGCTGACGCCGCCCCACCATTCGGCTGTGGCATCGTCCGCGACGATGGCCTCATAGATGTAGAGCGTCGCTTCGTCGCCGGCAGCGACCAGGCGGGATTGGCCACGGACGGCCTTGTTCGCCGCACGGTTGTCGGCAAACAATTGGAGCAATCGATTCATGAGGTTCCCTTTTCAGGAGGTTGCAACGGCGCTATCGGCCGACATGGCGGAATTCAACTCGCCGGCCTGGCCGCCCTTGGGCGGCAGATTCTTGATGAGACGAACTTCATCCTGGGACATCCAGCCGGGCTCTCCGGCACGCCCCAGGGCAATGCGCAGCGCCTCGTTCTCGCTCTTGAGGTCGCCGCGCTCGAGGTCGGAAACATTGAACTTGGTGAAGTAGCGGGCGCGCACCGGCCAGAGCTTGCGGTTCAGTTCCTGCTCGATCTTGTTGAGGTGCCGGCGCAGGGCGAACTTGACGAAGCCGCGCCCCATGTTTTCCACACCGGCGCCCCAGCTGGTGTTTTTGTCGGTATGGCCGATCATGTGGGGCGGCACGCCAAAGATGCGGGCGATTTCTTCCAGCTGGAATTGCCGGGTGGCAATCAGCTGGGAATCCTCGGCCGACAGGCTGAACTGCGACATCTTGAGGCCGTTGGACAAAACCACCGGGCCGGAACTGGCACCCTCGACACCACCATACCGCGAGGTCCAGGTGCTGCGCAGCAGCGCGACCTGCTCAGGATCAACTTTGCCTGGAGCTTCCAGAACGATGTCCGGCCGCGCGCCGGTGCTGAAAAACTTGCCGCTGAATTCTTCGGCAGCCATCGATGTTCCGATGGCCTGACGCGCCGCGTAGGTGATCGGGCTGACACTGCGCAGCCCGTTGAAGCCAGGGCCGGTGATATGCAGGATGTCGGCCGGGTCAAGCACATACGGGATAGATGACTGCGGATCGCAACGAGAATCCGGGTTGATGTTGTAGAACAGTTGCCCATCATTGGCACGCCGAAATGGCTGGACGCGCAGAGGGTGCAGGGCGCGCAGGCCGATCATGCGGTTGCTACTCGGCGAGGGTCGGATGATTTCGGCAAACGCATCACCGTGGAAAAGCAGGCCCTCGACCATGTATTCCCAGAAGGCAGCGGCCGACATGTCGGGATTGGGCGATTCGTTGAGCAGCCAGAAATAGTCGTGATCGATTTCCTTCCGGCCGGTTTCAGTGCGCTCGTAAATCGGCAGCGGCAGGGTGGCCACTGCACCCGCAATCAACGCGACGCAGGCATAGACGGCGGCAACTTGCCGGGCACTGGCCTCGGTGACCGATTTCCCGGCGTAACTGGTGGCCAGCATGCCCAGTCGTTCCGCCAGTTCATCGGCAGTGAGATTGGTAAGGACATCGTTGCTGGCCTGGATGCCACGGTGACGACAGGTCTCGGGACCATGCGCGGCCCGCCAGGCATTCAGGACCACCGACTCCTTGCGAGCGATCCGGTCGGCGTTGTACCAGGCGCTCATAGAACGATGATCTCCACTGTCTCATCGGCCGCCGCGCTGACCATGGCGCGATTCATCGCGACGATGGTGGCGACCGCGGCATCGATCTTGTTCTGGGCGCGCGCCTTGCGCGGGAAGATGTTGTCGTTTCGGTCAGGCGCGACTTCGACGTTGCTCATCTGCCAGAGGTAGCAGGGATTGCCGTCGTGATGAAAGCGGCCGGCATCGACGAGCGCCTGCAGCTCTTTCATTGGATCGGAGAGGTGGCGAACCTGCTGCGGAATATCGACGACGGTGATGCCCTGGCCGGCCAGGTTGGCGCCAAGCTGGGCGGAGTTCCAAGGATCCTTGGCGACCTCGCGGATGACGACGCGCTCGGCGTCTTCGAACAGTTCGTCCTCGATCTGACCGATGTCGATCATGTTGCCGGAGGTGGCCACCAAGTGGCCGGCATTCACCCATGCCTGGTAGTGGGCGTTTTCCGGTTTGTCGACGGCGGCTTGAGGGACGTAGCTGCGGCTGATGGCGTAGTAGTGTTGCTCGCCTTCGAGCTCACGACGGAAAACATAGACGCGGGCGGCGATGTCCTGTTTGCTGGCGAGGTCGAGGCCGACGACGCAGTCTTCGCCGGCGAAGTCGTCGAGCGACAGCGATGGATCGGCACTGGCCTGCAGGTTGTAGAGGTTGAGCCAGGGCGAGGCGGCCTGCACCCAGATGTTGAGGTGCTTGGTCTTGAAAACATTCTGCTTGCGCGGGTCGGTGATGGCCTCACGCTGCTGGGCGCGCAGGAAGTCGGCATCAACGGAGACGCCGAAATTCGGGTTGGCCTTGATCAGGACGTCTTCACTGGTCCAGTCGTCGCCTTCGTCGATGGTGAAAATGATGCCGAAGCGCTGGTCGTTTTCGATGGTGCCCTGCAGGATCTTCTGCAGCTCGACCTGGTGCAGGTAGCACGGACCGCCGATGTCGCTGCCGGCCGTGGTGATCACCAGCATGAGCGGCTGGCTGCGGGCGCCCATGCCGGTCTGCATGGTGTCGTAAAGGTCGGGCGCCTTGTGTTCGTGGTACTCATCGACGATGGCGCAGGAGGGGCTGGCGCCGTCACCGGGTTTGCCGATGACGGGCTCGAACTTGGCATTTTTCGCGATAACAGCGAGATTGGAGGCGTTGGCGCTGACACCATAGCGGTCGATGAAGCGCGGAGTGGCGCGGGCCATGAGCAATGCGGGCCGGAATACCTCCTGCGCCTGGTATTCCGAGGTCGCGCCGGAATAGACTTCGGCACCGAATTCGCCATCGATAGCCAACATGTAGAGGCCGATGACGGCCGCGAGGGTGCTCTTGGCATTTTTGCGCGGGACGATGAGATCCGCGACGCGGAAGCGGCGCTTGCCGGTTTCGACGTGAACCCAGCCAAAAATGCTGACGAGGACGAAGATTTGCCAATCCTCGAGGTGGATGAGCTGGCCGCGGCCAGCCCAGTCGCCCTTGATATGCGGCATGAGTTCTGCGAACGCGCAGATGCGATCGCCGGGCCGGTAGGCCTTGCCGGCCGCATCGGTTAGCTCAGGATTGAAGACGTAAGGGAAGCCGGTGCTACCGACACGCTCGAGATCCTTGAGGTGACGCGTACAGGCAAGTCGATGCCAGCTGCAGGACAGAATGCGGTTTTCGACAACGTCGCGCGCGTACTGCGTCGCGATATCGCCGAAGTTCATAGTCCGCTCTTGGACCATGCGTCCTCTCCTGCCGGTTCGAATAATGTGCCCTGGCGGTTGTCGCTGGTGGCCACGCGGGCGCGCTGCGCCGGCGATAGCCCGAAAGCGGCCAGGTAACGATTGACATCCTCGGCCGCGCGGCGGCCAACCACCCAATGGTGCGAATACGTCATGTTGCCGTTGGCGGTGCGGACCATGACGCCGTCACCACCGTCGTATTCCTTGCCATCGGCCTCGGCCGCCAGGCGCTTCTCTTCCGCCAGCTTCATGGCCGCGGCCAGACGCTGCTCGGCCCAGACCATCTTCGCCCAGGCCTGCACGTACAGCACCAGGGCGGCGCGATCGAGCTTCGAGATCAGCCCGTACTTCAGTAGTTCGGCGCCGATGCGCCGCCATTCTTTGCGCGCCTCAGGCCAGATCCACGCCGGCGCACTCGGCAGCTCAACCTCTGGCTGAAATTCACCCAGCAGATCAGCGGCGGGCTTCTTGCTCGGATTGCCACGCAGGCGATGAACGTTGGACGGCATCGGCTGCGGTCCTCGTGATCCCATGGCGACTCCAGAAACGACAAGGCCGCCCGGAGGCGGCCTACTTGTCCATACGTTTGCACGGGCGGGGTACCCCCCTCCCATGAAACTCCCGCTCGTAAAAATTTGGCTTACCGATCGGTCCCAGAGGGGGGTGGGCTAGACTTTTGATGCCCCCTCCCATGCGCAGACTCGCGAGCCGTCTTCTCCCGGTGGCAGGAGACGCAGATCGCCTGTAGGTTGTCCAGCTCGTCGGTGCCACCTTGCGACTTCGGCACCACATGATCAACCGCCCTTGCCGGGCTTGCCCTGCCCATCACGCGGCACGGCACGCATAGTCCAGCATCGCGGGCCATCACGCTCGCCCGCAACCTGTCCCACTGCGACCCATAACCACGCTCATGTCGAGAACCACGCGCACGGTCGGCAAACGACCCAGGCGCTACGCGCTTGTGCGCCTCGCAGTAGCCACCCGAGGCCACCAGTGCCGCGCATCCTGGATGCCGGCAGGGCTTGGGAGTTAGGGTTGGCATAGGCAATAAAACCCCGCGAGCCTTACGACGCGCGGGTTTTGGTGGTGATCTGAGGTTGCAACGAACCGCAGAGTAGCTGCTTTTTACCGAAACTGTCGGAGCCTGTCAACAACTCCTCATCATGAAGCGCATCCATCACCACGACATGGGCGCGATGCAGCCGCGTATAGACGGTGTCGCGATGACATTTCAGTACCCGCGCGATCGAGCCAGCCTCGCAACTACGCATCCTGATGTAGAACAGATCGACCACCTGGCGCAGATCGCCATCCAACCGCTGCACCGCGCGATTGATCTGCATTGCCTCGTCATCGCAGATCAGGACGCTGCCAGTGCTCTCCGAGGGCACCAGGCGCATGAACGCCGCGTGCTTCGGATAGCCCATCTTGGCGCGGCCGGACAGGCACCATAGGCCCCACTGGTTCAGTTTCTCGTTGATGTACAGAATCATCGCTGCCCTTCCCTCTTCTTGGCCTTTGCAGCCCTTGCCAAAGCACGAATGCGCCGACGCCTGTTGCGCAGCTCGCGCAGCTCTCCAAGCCTTAACTTCGGCGCGATCTCCTCTTCCATGCGCTCGGCAACCTCAGCCGGGTCTCGGTACATCCACGAGAACGGTAACGCCACATTTCATTCCTTTCCCGCCAAACTTCACCGTGATCACTTCCGCACCCCCTTCATCACCTGCACCACCCAATCCAGCACAGCCGGACTCAGTGCATGCAATCGCTTTGGCTCGGTTCCGCTGGCGAGGCGCTTGCCATCCCATCCAAACCTGAAATTCGCGCCACCG